CAGCCGGACCCGGAGCAAGCCACCCTGGTGCGCGAACGCTACCGCACGGTGGTCAACCGCGTCTACCGTGACCCGACAGACCCAAAGAAGCACACTGCGGAAATGGTCATCCCGGCTAACGTGGGCGGGTTCACATTGCGCGAGATCGGCATTTTCGATGATGCCGGCTCACTCCTGGTGGTCGGCAATCTGGCCGAGGCCTACCTGCCAACGGCTGACGAAGGCCAAATCGGAGACGGCCTAATCCGGGTGGACTTCGTGACCATGAACGCGGACCTCGTCATGCTGCAGCTGGACCCCAACGTCATCACCGCATCGCGTGCTTGGGTGATGGCGAACGTCAACGCTGCGCTTGTCACTCCCGGTGGCACCACCGGCCAGGTGTGGACGAAGCGATCGAATCTACCTGGCGATGCCGACTGGGAAGACCAAGCGGACATCAAGGTGCGGGTGACGACGATCGAGGAACCACAGGTCCTGGCCTTGAACCAGACGCAGGTCGACCTGACCTACGCCACTACCGACGGCCTGGCCGTGTTCGTCGCCGGCCAGCGTGTGTCGTGCATTCCGGGCGCAGATGGTTGGCAGCCTGATGCCCAACTGGAAACCCGCCTTCGCCTTGGCAAGTCTTACCCGGCGGGTACGAAGTTCTTGGCTGTGCAAAACGAGCCTGCCGGCGAGCTGGGCACCCCACTGCTGGCCGCAAGGAACCTGTCTGACCTCCCCGACGCCAGCAAGGCACGTGAGAACCTGGGCGTGTACAGCAGGGAAGAATCCGACCGCCAGGCCCCAATTGCCGAGATCGCCATGTTCTACCGCACTACGGCGCCGGCCGGCTGGCTCAAGGCCAATGGTGCAGCCGTCAGTCGGGAAGCCTACGCGGAACTGTTCGGCATCATAGGGATACGCGCCGGCAACGGCGACGGGTTCAACACGTTTAACCTGCCAGACTTGCGCGGGGAATTCCCCCGCTTCCTGGATGACGGCCGCGGTATTGACCGCGATCGGATCCTGGGCAGCGCCCAGGCCAGCCAGAACCTTTCGCACACCCACACTGGTACAACCGGCAGTGGAGGTTCGCACTCGCACAGCTTCACGGATGGAAGGATGCAGGAGCCACCAGGCAGGGCCCTGGCAGGCGGCAGCGACCACAAGGGCGTGTGGGGTGACTTTGTCACTAGTTCGACCAGCAGTGCCGGTTCGCACTCACACTCACTGACCACGCATGCGAGCGGCGACACCGAGGCGCGGCCGCGCAACGTGGCCCTGCTGGCTTGTATCAAGTACATCTAAAGGCATGCCATGAAGACCGTCTACCAATACGACGTCGCCGGCCGCTACCTGGGCGAGACCGAAGCAGACGAAAGCCCCCGCGAGCCTGGTGTGTATCACTTCCCGGCTCGCACCACCGAGCTGGCCCCGCCGGCGCGTGAGACCTGGCCCGAGGGTTCCTGGCCGCGCTGGATCGGCAGCGGCTGGGCGATGACCGGATCCACGAATCCGCAGCAGCGCGCGCCGGAGGCCGACCCGCTAGAGAAACTGGCCCAGTTCCTGCAGGCCAACCCCGACGTGCTGGCGGCGATGGAAAAGACGACGCCCAGCTGACCCGCCCGAACTTGGCCCCTTGGCCGGCACCCAGAAATGGGGCCGGCCTTTTTTTGTGCCCGCTGCGGGCACATCGCCAGCTGGATGCTTCTCGCGCACGCGCGGGGCACCATGTCGAGACGATCTTTCATCGACCTGGCCAACCACGGCCCCCTCAATCCTCACCTGGAGAACACATGGCTATCACCGACCGCCACCATGGCGTGCGCGTCATCGAGATCAACGAAGGCTCGCGCCCTATCCGCTTCATGTCCACGGCCGTCATCGGTGTCGTTTGCACCGCGGCCGACGCGGACGCGGCGGCGTACCCGCTGAACACCCCCGTCCTGGTCATGGACGTGCAGGCCGCCCAGGCCAAGGCAGGCGTCGCCGGCACGCTGCGCAAGACCTTGGCCGCCATCGCCCTGCAGACCAAGGCCCCCACCGTGGTGGTACGCGTCGAGGAAGGCGCCACCGCGGCAGAGACCACCACCAACGTGATCGGCACTACCAATGCCCAGGGCAAGTACACCGGCATCAAGGCCTTGCTGGCCGCGCAGTCGGTCCTGGGCGTCAAGCCGCGCATCATCGGCGCCCCGTTCCTGGACAGCGAGCAGGTCATTGGCGCCCTGGTATCGGCTGCCCAGCAGCTGCGCGCCTTCGCCTACGCCTATGCCAGCGGCTGCACCACCAAGGAAGAGGTCGCCGCCTTCCGTGACAAGTTCGGCGCGCGCGAACTCATGCTGATCTGGCCGGAGTTCGTCACCTGGGACAGCACCGCCAACGCGGAGCGCGCGATCTCGGCCGTGGCATTCGCACTCGGCACGCGCGCCAAGATCGACCAGCAAACCGGCTGGCACAAAACCCTGTCCAACGTCGAGGTGAACGGCCCCACCGGGATCTCGCGCGATGTGTTCTGGGACCTGCAGAACCCGGACACCGACGCCGGCTTCCTGAACAGCCACGACGTGACCACCCTGATCCGCGCCCAGGGCTTCCGCTTCTGGGGCTCGCGCACCTGTTCGGACGAGCCCCTGTTCGCCTTCGAGAACTACACCCGCACCGCTCACGTGCTGGCCGACTCGATCGCGGAGGCGCAGCTGTGGGCGGTGGACAAGCCGCTGACCCCTTCCCTGGCGCGCGACATCATCGAGTCGATCAACAACGCTTTCCGCAACCTGGTGAACGCCGGCTACCTGCTGGGCGCCTCCGCCTGGCTGCAGGAAGACGCCAACACCGCCGACACCCTCAAGGCTGGCCAGCTGGTGATCGACTACGACTACACCCCGGTTCCGCCGGCGGAGAACATCACGCTCCGCCAGCGCATCACCGACCGCTACCTGATGGACTTCGCCGCCCAGGTGAACCTGTAACCCTTACCCGGAGAACGAGAAATGCTCCCAAGCAAACTGAAATTCATGAACCTCTTCAACGACGCCGCCAGCTACATGGGCGAGATTGCCGAGGTCGTCCTGCCGAAGCTGACCCGCAAGATGGAAGAGTGGCGCGGCGGCGGCATGGCCCGCCCGATCATGACCGACATGGGCGGCGAAGCGCTGCAGCTGGAATGGACCTGCGGCGGCATCATGCGCGGTGTCCTGGAACAGTACGGTGTGACCACCCACGATGGCGTACAGCTGCGCTTTGCCGGCTCCTACCGCGCCGAAGACAAGGCCGACCCGGTGGCCGTGGAGGTGGTTGTCCGCGGCCGCCATAGCGAGATCGACATGGGCACCGCCAAGGTGGGCGATGACACCGCCTTCAAGGTCGTCACCCAGGTCAGCTACTACAAGCTGACAATCGACGGCCAGGAAGTGATCGAGATCGACGTGCTGGGCATGATCGAGAAGGTCAACGGCGTCGATCGCTTGCTCAAGGACCGCAAGGCCATCGGCATGGCCTAAGCCGGCCCCGCGGCCGCCGCACCGGGTGGCCGCACCCATCCCCCTCCCCTGACTACGAAAGAACAGCATGACCACCGAGATCATCACCCTGGACACCCCGATCAAGCGCGGCGAGCAGACCATCGAGACCGTCACCTTGCGCAAGCCGAGCGCCGGCGAGCTGCGCGGCACCTCCCTGCACGCCCTGGGCCATATGGACGTCGACGCCCTGTCCAAGGTCATTCCCCGCATTTCCACCCCCACCCTCACCGCGTCCGAGCTGACCGCCATGGACCCGGCTGACTTCATGCAAATGGCTGGAGCGATCGCCGGTTTTTTGACGCCGAGGGCGATGCTTGCCCAGCTGGCCTCCCAGAGCGAGTAGAGGAAGCGATGGCCGACCTGGCCCTGGTGTTCGGCTGGACGCCCAGAGACATGGACGGCTTCACTGTTTCCGAGCTGATGGAATGGCGCGAGCGCGCGCGCATCCGATACGAGAAGAAGGAGGACTCCTGAGTGTCCAATGACCTACGACTAAAGGTGATGATGAACCTGGTGGACAGCGTCACGCGCCCGCTGCACTCCATCATGGCGGGTAGCAACCAGGCCTCCGGCGCGCTGCAGGTCGCGCGCAACCGCCTGCGGCAGCTGAACGACGCCCAGCGGGAGGTCGGCGCTTTTCGCGAGTTGCGCGACGGCATGGGCGCCACCGCCACCCAGGCACGCGAGGCGCGCGCCCGCGTTGCCGCGCTGGCCCAGGGCCTGAACGCCGCAGGGCCGCCCACCCAGGCCATGGTGCGCGAGTTTGAACAGGCCCGCCAGGCCGCGCGTGCCCTGTCGGACCAACAACGCCAGCAACATATCCAGTTGGCCCAGCTGCGCACGCGCCTCTCCGGCGCCGGCATCGACACCCGCAACCTGTCGCAGCACGAACGCGAACTACGCACGAACATCCGGTCGACCACTGCGGAAATGGAACGCCAGCAGCGCGCGCTGGCAGAGCTGGCCGCGCGGCAGCGCCGCCTCAACGAGGCGCGCGCCCGTATGGAAGCAACTCAGCGTAAC